TATCATGGGCTTCGGTCGCACACGAACTATCGTGGAACAATTGCATGACCTGCAAGAGTCATGCGAGCATCCTTTCCTCGTTGTCTATGGAACTGAATTGAAGCCATACATTCCGGGCCAAAGGCCCAACGCTAAGTTAATAGCGGTGGAAATGGCCCGCATGAAAAAAGTAATCAAGCAGTTCAAAGCCCTATTCTATCAAAGATTCCCTAAAATTAAATACATGGAACTCACCACTATGGATGAGTTCGTGGAATGGCTCGTAGTCAATCACACACAGCAAGGGATAGCGAAAAGCCGCCTTGCTTACGAACAACAGCAAGTAATAAAAAATGCTGATTTAGATTCAAGAATCCAACTTTTATCTTCTATCGAGGGTGTGTCTGTTAATCAAGCCGAAGCCCTGTTAGAAAAGTTTGGTAGCATACCAAATATACTTAGGGTAAAAAGAACTCAAAAAGAATTGATGGATATAACAGGTATCAATCGCAGAAAGGCAAAGGCAATTTTGAACCTAAGAAAAAATTACGATGGCGGAGAAAACTGATGCGAAGACGAAGATGTCTGCGCTGACGCTCTATGTAATTTTACATCGAGGTTGTTTAGAATAACGCTTGTCGAATCTGCATTATCAAGACCTATACCGGCCTTGCGAGTTATTTTTATTACAACAGTATTACCGGATTCTTTTAATCCCTTCATAACCTTCAAAGGAATAAGGCTTATCTTCTGATTTTTAATACCCGTTGCTACTCTAACCGTATTATTTATTTGCTCTCCTGTTTCTTTTATGGTTGCTGTTACATACAATTGAGCCTTTGTATCGCTAACAACCAATGGAGAGTGCGTAGCGTTTGCTACCACATTTATTTTACTACTTACTACATCTGTAGGGATAATAAAGGTTGTTTCTATACTTGTTTCTTGTGAGTTTGCTATACCCTCGCCCATTAAACCCTTTCCGCTAAAAGTATATCCGTCTGCTGTTACTGTTGCCGTTCCCGAAGTAGCCCGTATATCCACGCTCATGCCTTCTATACCTCTCATGCTTGTCGGAGTTATGGGCGGTTTGTCTTGGGCTAAGATAGAAAACTTGGAGTTAGAAGATAGCCCGCTCATAGGTAAGTTCATTCTGCCCTTGAGCATAGAGTATGTTGCTGGCGTAAATTCGTTTAATGATGAACCATGTTGTGAATCGAATACATCTCCCTCATCCGGTCTTGTATTACCGTCTGGTTTTTGGTCGAATGGGTCGGTCAAAGAATCGCCCGGATTTAGTGGCGGAGTTCCTTGATATGGTGGTTCTTGATAACCACTACTGCCGCCGCCTACTCCACCGCCAACACTTGAACCTTTTTGTTTTGCTCGATTATTCTTAGGAAAAAGATAAGATAAAATACCGTCTGCTGATATAGACTCATCTCTTTCTAACTTAAAATTAACTTCTTCTGTCTTACCAGCGGAAACATCCCACCTTATTTCTTTTATCACCATGCTTTCGTTGTTTAATTCAAGTCCGGCATCAGTTACGCTTGCATAAGTAGCGGGCGTGTAAGATAAATCACGGCAGATTTGTATGCGGGGTTGATACCATGTTAAGCGCTTATTTGTTCCACTATCTCTAAAACCGCCGCCCATTTCTGTGTATTTTCTTTTGCCTAATGGAAAAATACTATTTTTGTTAATAGAGCCGCTACCGTTATTAGTGCTACTATCAAGAATATAATAATTACCGGCTGTGCTGTGTGTAAGGTCGCCTACTGTATGGTCTGTTTTAGTAGGGTCGCCGCACCTGTGCCGCAATAATGCACGGCAGTATTCTGCATTAAAAGAAAATACAATTTTTGCGTTTGCTACAGCACCATAACTACTTGGGAAATCTATTTCATAAAAACCACTATGCTTAACATCTTTTGTTGTAACACCTTCGCTATTAGCGTGTCTTGCTGTTCCGGTAAAAGAATAATCACCAATACTAACTTCAAATTCGGCTTCGTCTATACTTGTGCCTGTTTGGTTTTTTAAGTCAATTGATATTCTAAGATGTTCTCCGCTGGTTTCGCTTACCAAAGGTGTTTTATTGGGTATATGGACTATTTGTATAGCATTAGATATAGAGTTGCTACCATACCAATAGTAATTATATTTCCATGTTAGATTGCCTGTTGAGCCATCTGCGTCTTGTGATGTTCCATAACGAGTTTGTGTGTCGGTCATATCTATGTTCATGTTTCCGTCAAGCGCATTAACCATGCCCGGAAATAAAACGCCGCCCGTGCCGAGCCGTGTCCAATCCGAAACATATAGTGCGTGGTCGCCAACAACACTTGTGTAATCACCATCAGCACTCAAAGCAATATATGGGTCTGCTATGTAGCCGTATCTGCCGCTATCTATCATTTTGTAATCAACATCGCTTTCTAATATCGGCGTAGCAGTTAGTTGTAACGGTGTATTTTTACGCTTATTATATTCTTGCTGTGCGACCAATAACGCTTCGCTACCACTTGTAATATCGGGGTATTCGATTATTTTCCAGCGCGTGCTATCGCTTAAGTTTGTGGCGGGCCAATCTGCAAACGCTGCACCGTTATTGTAATACACACGAACATTAGTAATTTGGCCTGTTAGTTCGCTTGTTATATTACTTATTTTCATATTATCTCTATTTAGAACTAAACCACTATTATATTTCGGTCTAAACTCAAACCTATTATCCTTTCCTATTAAGTAAGAAAACGATGTGTAAAGACCGTTTGTATCTCCATAACCGGCCTTCTCCTGTATGTCTGTAATAATTGAGTTTAAGGTTTTACCCCTGCTATCCACTACTGAACCGTATGCGTCATTACTGCTTGTGTCGTTATAGGTAGTCATTAACTTAGTTATTGGAACATTGTTAATATCAAAGATTGCATTAACTCTCGCAGAAGGTAGCCATGTGTCCATAATAGCAGCATTCCAAAGCATACGGATTTTATCACTATCCCAATATGTGCCGCTATTTTTACTCTTATAAAAACCGTCTATGTGCATCATAAGTCTTAGCATATATTCAGAATACACAGTAGCATGGACTTCATAGGCTTCGGGGGTATTTTCATCACCTGCTGTAGTTCCATAACTCATATTTATACCCAAACTTTCCCAACCGCTATAACCTTGCGCCCACCCAATCTGTAATAGATTTAATAAATTAGGCAAAGCATCGGGGGTTAAATCTTCTTCTTCTATATTGACGTAATCGTCAATAACAAAAATGTTTGCTAACTGTTTAGGCACAGAATATGTGTCCGTTGTCGCCCATGTTATAGTAGTTCCACCTATAATTTCTTCGGTTGTTATTGTTAATTCCGTATTGCTTGGAACATCAGTAATAGTGTGGTATGTAATGTTGCCGGAGTTATCTGTTCGTTCTATCGTCATACCTCTCGCCAAACCAGCAGTCGTATGTGTTTCGCCACTACGGGTAATTGTTACTACTTCTATAGTCAAACTTGAGCCGTAATTTGTATGACCGTAAGCACATATACCGTCAAGGCCCGTATGATTAAACGGTGTGCCTACAGAAGTTATTGTTCCGCCCGCTGTATATGTGGTTTCTAATTTACCATCCCAATGAAAGTAATGCGTTATTGTGTTTGGTTTATTATCTGTTTGGCTCATTACCGCTACTAACTTACCTATACCCGTTTCCGCAAACTCACTTGCGTCTGCAACAGGTAGTCCGATAAATCCATCGGGAAATCCTCTTGAGGCATTTGTAGCAGAAGATATTAAGTGGTTTTGGTTTGGGTGTTGTCTTATTTGGTCTGCTGTTGTTTGGTATGTTGAAGTTGCTTCGGTCCAATAATTATCTATTAGTGTAGGGAATCCGGCTCTATCACCATTTGATTCAACCACATAATCTGTAAGGTCTGTGCGACCGCCAGCCGACTGTCCTGTTTTACCACCATTAGCGTGTGTATTTAGATTAAAGAACTTAGCAGCATCAATAACTAACAATGCGCCCGCTTTATCTTCCCAATCTTGATAAGCGGTTGATTCGCCGTTAGCACCCGAACCTGTTATTGGTGCTATGTGAATACCGCCTGTTAATCCTATGTCGCTACCTTTCCATGTTCCCGCTTTAAGATAAAAATAAGAAGATGTAGCGACCTCTATTTGATAAAGACCATCATGTAAGTTTGTATTGTAAATATACACATAATCGCCTGTGCTAAACCCATGACTTGTTTTATTAACTCTTAATCTTGTTGTGCCGCTACCAGACTCTTGTAATGTAATTCCTGTATTTATTAAATTATCAAAATCAACGGGCTTAGAAAATGCGCCGCCGGTAATGGCTTCTGTTCTTGGGTCAATGTTCCATATATCAAGGTCTTCACCTATCTTTAGACTACCGAACATATCTAAATTACCGTCTGCGTCTGTTTGGTCTGCGAAATATAAATTAACATTGTAGTTATTGCTTGTAGGATATTGTAATCCAAAGTCTGCTTTTCTTTGCAAACCATCGGCGTTAGCCTCACCGTTGTTTCTCATATCGGCCCAAAGAAGCCAAATATGTTTGTAAGAATCTTCATAATCTTGGAACCGTAAATATAATTTTTTCATTACCCCATCTTCTGTATATCTTCTTGAACCATCTAACGCGTATGTTCCTGTAATATATTTTACTCCTACTAAATACCACTTTTGGCTAACACCGCTACCCGTAGTTGCTTTGCCTTGATAAATAAACTTTTCTTTATAGTCTGTTGCGTGTGGATAAGTAGCCGGTGCTAAATCCGGCGTTGCCCATATTTCTGCAACTCCCGCATTTGGTGCATTATCATAGGCATATTCGTGTATTTCAATTACTGTTGTAGTTGGGCTTATTGTTTGGCTGCCTTCAATTACATTTGTTGCCGCAGCCTTACCCGCAGAAGTGATATTTCCTGTCTGTGGAAATGGCGGCGCATCATTTGCTGATGCCTTTTTAACGACACCAAAATGATACTTAAACCATAAAGACTTAGATAAATCTTTCATCCATTTTGCGTGTATAGCCCTTTGTTGCATAGCCGTCATATTGTTACTTTGAACATTAGTAATTTGGCCTTTATCATTAGACCATTCAAACCTACCGGTTCCACTTAACAAAGTATCTGAAGTATAAACACCATGAGTTTCGCTACCGCTGTAATCAGTATCGGTTTTAACTACCCAAATATATTCTAAGGTTGTGATTGGGTCATTACTACTAAAACTGCTAAAGTAATTTCTAATTTTAGTTACTGAAAGAACTTTATGTTCTCCGGTATATGCTGATGAAAGATTCACACTATTTGCTTGATTTTCCCGTGCAATATAGAATGTATCATCTGTTTTTAGGTTTGGGTCTGCGTCAAAATACACATAAGTTTTTAATGAAGTTACATTTGTGGATAAATTAAAATCAGTAGCGTTTGGAGATGCGGCGCATAAATATACCCAACTGTCGTGTGCATACCATTCATCCATCGGAGTCGGAGATATTGAAAAATTACTACCGGTATAAATATAATAATCGGTATAACTTGCTTCTAATACGCTTGGGTATTTTCCTATGTAGCATATTTTTGCAGATTCAGAAGTAAATGCAAGGTCGCCCGAAGCAATAGTAATTTCAGCACCGCTTACTGCGTTAGGATTTACACCGCTTGCGTCATGTTTGCCTGTGTCTATATTTAATGATGTTGAAGTGGTAATACCATGTGAAGAATCTTGTAAAATTAAAACAGTATTTGCGCTTGTATCTTTAGTTATACCAATAATACCATAACCTTCATACAGGTCTTCTATACTGTTAGGCCCTCTTACATCTTCATCATTATACATTTGAATAGGATGACCTGAACCCAATTGAGTTCTTTGATTTGATGATTCTTTGTAGGAATTGTCGGTATCGAACCCAACATTACCATCAAGAAGTTTTAGTTTATCTGCACCTAAATACATAGAGTTTCTAAAACCTTGTGCATCATAAGTCCAATAATCGGTTGAGTCTTCACTTATATTTTGGCCCTTTTGTCCTATATCCCAAAGAGGAACTTGCCGGTCTAAATAAGCCAAACTATCAAATGCTTTTAGGGTAATAATTCTTGACCTATCTTTTTGGTCTATGTTGAAATTAGATATTTCGCCTCTCCATACCGGCCTATCTATTCTGCTTGTTTTATCGGCAAAAATAAGTAAGTTCCAATCTAACGGCGCTGACGCAACAAATAAGTTTCTTAGATTATAAACATAATCTGTCGAAGCCGCGCCCCTAACCCCACCCGTTAAATCCGGGTCATCTGCAATTTTTATTTCACAAACAGACATACCGTTGTTTGTTTGATTTAGTTTCATAGATTGTATATGCACTTCTTCTGTAGTAGTTATATCATCAGTAAGATACCTTACTAAACCCGCTCGGTCAATCATTAAATATGATATATAACCATTATCGCCGGTAGGGTTAGTTCCGGTATCAGTTACTGTAAGTTGATAACCATAAAGATTTGAAGCGGTTGTTGTTCCGCCGCCCGACATAGCATAACCTTTAGGTGCTGAACTACTATACGAACCAGCAGAAGCATTTGTTGAGGTTATTTCTGTTCCATTATAATATGCTCTAAACTTATTATTAGTGTAGTCAAAAACAAAATCAACATCAATCCACATATTATCATTTGTTGCTTCGCCAACATATACCGAAGTATCATAACTTATATCTGCTAAATCAAGCGTGAAATCTATTGCCGGTGTGCCTGTGTAACCTGTGTCGCTAAGAAGTCCGGCTTGGCTTGAGGCAAAGCCAACTTCAAACTTAACGCCTATATCAGACCATGCACTCCCAAGCATCATGCTTTGTAAGGCTATTCTTGCGGTAAATATATCTCCGTCAAGCCTTGTATTCAAATGCCCATCGTAAATTAAAGTAGGGGTATTGGGAGAATCATCATCAAAGTTTTCTCTTGTTGATTGTATGCAAAGAAATGGTTTTTTCGCGGGCGAGTATATTTCTTGAAAGGTATTTTTTGGTGTTGTTGTATCGCTTGGTGTAGTCGCATCAAGAGCAAGAACTTCACCCATAAAGACACCCGCTAAATGCCCTCTTTGCATAAATGTTTTTTTAGTGTCGGTAGCAGTATTTACTCCGGCTTTTTTGATATTGTAATTTGCTGTTGTATATTCTAAGGTTTCTGCCCTACCAAAAGTAGCATCGTTATCACCTATAGGAATAAGATAAGAAGCATCGCTATTATGTCCGTTAATAAATCTTTGATAAAAAGAAGTTCCGTATGCAGAATCGTTATCGAACTTATATCGGTTTGCTATATGCCCATCGGGATATTGTAGTTGAGCCCTACCTTCCCACTCATCACGCTTTAATCGTGTATCGTCATGCGTAAGCCACTCAAATATACCATCGTTTTGTAAATAACGGTTATCATCTGTCGCTATGAAATTATTAGTAGTTAGCCCCGCATCATCTTCTCTTTCTTCAACAGAAAATCGAAAGCGCGGGTTTAAGAAAGCCTCTCCATTCATAGGATTACCAAAGTGGCTTTTGGTAGCAGAATAAGTAGTGTCGCTTGGTCTGTTTTCGTCATCGGGTATGGCTCTCGCCCCGTTGAAATCATCGTAATAGCCCGCAAGCCATATCTGGTATTTTTTATCAACGGTTCTTACCATTTAATCACCCCGCAGTAGTAGCAAAATTATAATCCTTAAAGTTTCCTTCTGTTTCTATCAACCTTAAGATTTCTGAGGCTACTTCGGCAGTAGTCATACCGTTAAAGTTGTTAGTCATAATTACTTCGGTTGATGTAATTAAGGTTTCCACTCCTTGCTGCCTAACCTGTCTTACGAGGTCGCCTGTTAATCGGTCTGAACTAAATCCAAAGAATAGTTCTTCTCTCGCATTGTTAAAACTGTATATTTTTTCTAAAGATTCGTCTATACCGGAACCAAAACTGTTAAAGTATTCGTCTTCTGCATTTGTTGCTTCGTTTAGTGTTTTGATATATTCTTGAAGTGCTATACCGAACTCGTCTTCTGTTAAATCTTTATGTTGCTCTAACCACTCTCCTAATTCAACATGGCTTGCTACGAACTCATCTATTGCTTCTGTTGCTTCTATATAATCGTCTTCTTGTTTTTTAGCAAAAGGACCCAAAATGCTTCCATGAGTCATCATATCTCCTATAATTGGTATTTTTTCCATCTTTTTAGTTACTTCATCTATTGCATCGCCAATGTAAGGTATTTCAGTCCATGCTTCTGTAATCGTATTTTTATAGTAACTTACCGCCACTAAAGCCTTACCCCAACTTGTTTCTGATTCCTTTATTACTTGGTTTTGTTTTTCTAACAAATCATAGTATTCGCTTGCTATTTCTTGTGCATCTTCTTGTTGCATATTAGAAATAGTATTCAAATCAACAGTTTTTTGTAATGACGCTATTTCAGTTGCTAACCTATTCGCCGTTTCTTGTCCTACTTGGGTAGTTGAATCTTTAACTGCATCGTATGCCTCTTTCTTTTCTTTAAGTAATGCGACTGCTTCGGCATCTGAAAGTTTTAGGTATTCCACAACTAAGCCTGTATCGGCTATAGCCGAATTGTAAGCCTCTATACCTTCTGCGGCATCGTTAAATGATGGGAATAATGATTTTGATAAAGTATGAAGAACACCCAAAGCAACTATACCTACTCCTGTTGTAACTAACATTCTCTTAAAACTTGTATTTAACATATTTGTTGCGACAGTTGCCGCTTTAGTTCCCGCTGTTGCGCCCGCTAAAGCCGTAACGTGTTTTTTAACTGCGGCGGTTACAGCCTCTTGGCTAATTAGGTTTAATGTTTTTGCGCCGGTATCTTTCATTGTAGCATTCATACTTCTTATAGTTTGAGCCATTTGTAAAGCCATAGCGGTCGTTGTTAGCATCATTCCGTAACGCATACTCTTTTCGTTTTTACCAAACATCATAAGAAGGGAACCTGCTGCACCGAGTTTCATACTGTATGAAGTTAAAGCCATACTATTACCAAGAATACTGTTAGTATTTTCTTTATTACTAAGAGTTCCCCTGTCTGTTTTAGCCCCGACTATATCTATTTCAACCCCCAACGCTCTTAATGCCTCTATATCCCTGTTTAGCCATCTTTCGTGCGCTGCCCTACTTTCACTACTTCGGTCAAGTTGATTTATCAATTGTATTCGCTCTCGTATTTCTTCTCTAAGTTTTTCTGCCGCAACACTCGTAACCATATTTTCTTTTTCTATAACCATTACTTGTTCGTGTTTTCGTTGCATCATTAAACCGACTTGTAAGTTTTGCGCTTTGTTTAATTGTAAGTTTGCTATTTGTTCTCCGTTCAATGCACGCTGAACAATTTGTTGTGTTTCTAAAGCAATAGTTAATCCCTTAATACCGAGAATTGCTTGAAATGTAGGACCGACAAAACTCGACATAGTTTTACTTAGAAATACAAAGCCCGTAAGCACCGGACCGAGAGGCCCTTCGGCAAACGCATTAAGTTGTTTGAAAAAGTCTGCTTGTCTATTTGTTGCTTTCGTCATAACGGGTAACAACTGTTCTCCAAAAGCCGCACTATAATTTTTTAGTCTTGCTTCTGCCTGTTCATAGAGGAAAACTTCTGACTCCAACCTTCGTTGTAATTCGCCTCTTGCGGGAAATTGGGCAATCAAAGCCTCTAATTCTAATTCTCTTACCCTATCCACATTTTCAATTAGTTTAATTAGACGGGTATAGTGTCTGTTTCCAGCAACAGTTTGAACGAAAGCCATTTTTTCTTTGTCGCTCATTTCTTGATAATTACCCGCTATCTGTTTCAATAACTCACTAAATGGTCGCATAGTGCCTTCTGCGTTGAATACTTCTATACCTAATTTTTCTAATTCACTTCTTGCGCCGTTAGTATCAGCACCGAGTCGAGCATATATCATACGAAGCGCACGACCACCCTTACCCTGTTCTTCTCCGGCCTCAATCAATGTAGCCGACATAGCGGCCATAGACGCAATACTTTCACCTGTAAGGTGAGCCTGTGAAGCAAACTGATTCATAACGAAAGTAATCTGTTGCATTGTAGCCGCCGACCGGTTTTCAACGGTGTTAAGTTGGTCCAGAATACGAATAGAATCGGTGCGTATTTGGTTTGCTCGTTCTTGAGCGGTCATATTTTCTGTAACATTTTTAGTCATAAACTTAGTTTGTTGATTTAAGTTAATGAGTCTTTGCATAGCGGCTTCTGTTTCCATACCGCTAATTAGACCGAACATTACTCCGAGTTCAGTTCCAACCGGTGTAGCGCCGCCGCCGAGAACCCCGCTTAGTTGCGCCATTCTTGCACCTGCGGCGAATGCTTCGTCTGCCGCAAAACCAAACCTAAGACCTATTGTTTCTAACTCATCGGATATTTGGTCTATATCATCGCCAGCGTCTAAGAACTTCTCTAATTCAACTCTCGCATTTTCTATTTCAACTGCAAGCGGGAGTGTTGCTTCGGTTAATTCGTTAAACATTTCCGATATTTCTTCGGCTGATTCTGTTATGCCCATAAAAGAATCAATATACAAAGCCTCAAGAACTGTAGCGGTTGCTTGTGCATCTTTGAGAAGTTTAGTTGCTTGGAATGTTCCCACAATGTCGAAGAAAATCCTTGACGCACCTGCACGGAGAACTACCATCGCTACCGCACAAGCAAACAATACGAGAGGAGTAAATGTAAGAGAAGGAAGTAGTATTTCACCTATCATCGCTTCCCTCTCCACTATCGGCCCTCACAAATGGAACCCCGCTATCTCTCAACATATCCACTATTTCACTATTGTTTGATAATAGTTTGCGTTGCTCTCGCCGTTGATTACGGCGGGCAACCATACCTTTAGCGTCTGTTTTAGAGGATTTATTAGTGGCTTCTGCTATTTTATCGTTGATGTCTGCGGCTATAATTAAGTCTAATTCCATCAGACGGCGACCGCCCTCAACAGAATACTTGAGCCATAAATCAGACGGTAATGTTCCCTTAAAGGCCATGCACAGGCTCGGTGCGACCATTAGGAACTCAGAAAAGGAACTGCGCCTTCTTCATCATCACCGCGCACGAACTGTAGTATGGTGTTTAATTCTTCAAAGGTGAGCATATTTATATCCACATCTTCGTCAAGAATGCACGCTGGAACCCACTCTCTAATTTGGTCCTCAACGCTACCGCCCATATCATCAAGCATGGCGGCGAACTCCTCGTTCTGCTCATCGGTCCAATCAGTAGGACTCCCTGCATGAGCCATCTTTCGGAAGGCTTTACCTTGAATATTTGTGATACGCAGCCGTTCCATTCCAGACGCTTGCCTAACCCAAATCTTTGTTCCATCTTCTAATTCTATTTCTTTCTTCATAACCGGCATGGTTTTCACTCTCGCTCTAACATAAGGCACGCCTTGCGGCCTTATTAAAGATTTCATTCATCTTCTTCTGCCTTTACAGGCTTTGGTGCGGCTTTCTTAGGTGCAGCCTTTGGTGCAGCCTTAGTAGCCATAGGGAATCTTCGGCAATAATATAGAACCTGTTGCTTAGTTTTCATACCAGCAATAGTTTTCATAGCCTCATCCGGTATATCCTTACCGAGAGATTTTGCTAACTCGACTAAATCCATTCAAACACCTCAGTAAGCAGAACTATCGGTTGCGCCGCCCTTCATTTCAAGCAGCATAGCCTTATCTGCACCACTTGCGGTTGCATCGTAAAGACCTACAAATCCAACGCTCATAGTGTTTGTATCACGACCGCTTACAGACACGGATGGTGCTTCAAATCTTACATGATAAAACTTAATCTTTAAGAATGTTGAGGCATCTGCTGTTTCGTCTTGTAGGTATAGTGTGATTACAGGTGCTGCGGCTGTGTCTGTGTATGATAGACCGTCTGCACCAATAAGAGCATCAAAACCCGGTTCATCAAGAGTTTGGTCGCCGTATAGAACTTGGTTAAACTCGATTGTTCCGCTAATCTCTCTCTTTTGTGCTGGCGGGGCACGGTTGTATGTATTTGTTCCAAGAGCATAAGCGTTATCTGCATCGTGATTTAGGTTAATATCAAAAGAAAAGGACTTGATAGTAGCAGTAGCCGAACCACCAGCAAACTTTACTGTTCCGTTTGAAAAGTAAAGTGCATCGAGAGCCGCACCGTCATAGGATGGGGCGGCTAATGTTCCAACGGCAGATTCAGACTTACCGTAAAATCCTGCGGTCATCATAGCGTATT